ACGCTTACCTTCTGCCTCTGCTACTAGGGCGGCGAAGCGTTCAAGCCCAACATCGTTGAACTCGGCTGTCTGTCCGTTCCAGTCACCACACTCCCGCGCCATGCGGATGATTTCGTCTTGTGTCATCACTCTCCCCTTTTCCAGATCGGTTTGTCTTGTTGCGTCAGGTTGCGCCCGGTCAGCGATAGCGCCGAGCTGGCCTTCTCGGTCAGCTTGTAGCCCGACCCGTCCTTCTCGAGCAGCCCCTTCTCGACGCAGCGCTTGACCATCCGCTGCGCGCCCGCCTTGGTTGTATTCCACGCGTCTTTGAGTGTGTCGAACGACTCCCAGCGCCGCTCGATGGTCGTCACGATCGTCTTAGCCATCACGTCCTCGCCGGCCGAGTCGGTGCCCACCTTGAAGTCGAGCACGTTGTCCTGCGCCTCGAGCACCACGCTGCTGATCTCCATGCCGTCGAGCACGCCCAGATCCACATGCTTGAACCGGAAGTTAAGCTCCGCCGGAAACTCGGCATCCTTCATCTTCGTAGCGGTCAGGCTGATGGTGCCGCCCTCGTTCACCACGGCGTACTCGGCATCGAGCGCCGCCTTGAGCGCCGAGCTGCCCCGCGCCCGATCCATGTTGTGACCGGAGTGGTGCACCAGGAGCACGTTGCAGCCGAACGGGACGCGGATGAAAGTGTCGATATGCTCGACGAACTTGCCCATGTCGGAGGTTGAGTTCTCGTCGCCGTCGCCAAAGTTACGCGCCACGGTGTCGAGAATGATGAGCTTCGGTGCCGCGCCGGTGGCTTCCGATAACGCCAGCACTTCCTCGTGCAGCGCTTTAGCAGACGCCTCGTTGAACATCGAGATCGCCCGCTTCGACTTGTAGAGCTTGGCATCTTTGAGTGAGACGCCAGAGTTCGATTGCCATGCTGCAAAGCGCCGGGCCAGACCGTTGTGACCTTCGCCAGCGATGTAGAACACTGCGCCCTGATCGACTGGATGACCGTGCCATGCGGTGCCGGTGGCCACGCAGCATGCGATGTCCACGGTGACGAACGATTTGCCGCCCCCGGGTGCGCCGAACACCAGCGCCAAAGAATCCTGCTCGATGTAGTCCTCGACCAGCCAGCGGATCGGTTGCAGATTGGCCACCAGATCCCCGACCGAAACAAACAGCTCGTCTTTCGGCGGTGGCACCTCGACCTCAACGGCGTCCACGATCGCGCCCTCGATGTCGCCTACCGTCGCGCCCGCGTTGATCCAGTCCGCCAGATCCTTGCCCACAGGCACGTCCAGCCGGCCGACGTTTCTGGCCTTGCCGATGAGCGTCTGGATTACCCATGCTGCATGTCTCTGACCCGGCTCGTCCTGATCCGGCACCACGACCACGTCAGCATTGATGAGCGCATCAGCGAACTCAGGGAACCACTTATTCCCGGTGCCGTTGTCAGCGCCCATCGCGTTACAGGTAGCGACCAGACCAATCGCCCGGGCCGCCTCGACGTCCTTTTCGCCTTCGCAAACGTAGACAACCTGCCCCTGAGCGACAGCTTGCATGACCTCGGGCAACCGATAGAGCACGCGCCGCACGCCCTTGATCGACCAGTTCCAGCCACCGTTCGGTTCGGGCTTGCGCTGCCGAAAGTCCTTCGGCTCATAACGCACCGCCTGGTAGAGCAGCTCGCCGTGCTCGTCGGTGTAGTCGTAGGTGGCAACAATCTGCCCGCGCCCAGAACCCAGTGCAATTTTTACAGGGGGTAACGAAACTGGATCAGGTTTTGCAGAAGAACTCGGCCAGAGGCCAAGGTTTTTTAATGACCCAACGACTAGATCCTGCTCACATCCGGCATGACAGTGCACCAGCACCTTGCCGTCCGCGCTTTGCCCGATCGACAGACTGGCTTTGCGATCTTCGTGCGCCGGGCACCGGCACGACCAGTCGTTTCCTGTTCTCCTCGCGCCGCCTAATGACTTCGCGATCTGTTCTATATCCATCCTTCGCACCTTTGTCCTGTCCATTGTTGTTAGTAGAGGTGCCGGCTACTGCACATTCTGGACAGGTGCGAACAAACCCCCGAGTGGATCAGACCCGGTTCGCAGCAGCCGGCGAGTACGACTATATCATCATGTTGCGTTTTTCACACTATCTGGAACAAAATCATAGACAGACAACTCGTGACCCTGCTCCTGCGCGAGCAATAGCAGGTTCACCCAATGCCGCGCCGGGATGCGACCCTTCCCGTCTTTCTCGCTCGACCAACGAGTGACCGTCGAGGGAGCGATGCCGAGTGCCTTGGCCACAGTTCTACCACCGCCGAGTAAATCAACGATGCCGCGAGCGGGCTGCAATACGTGTTTAGGTTTTGCCATAGCGAGTACATGCCGAGGGATTGATAACCCGAATTTAACCACGCTTGACTGTATGTTGCAAAGAACGCAATATGGTGCGCCTGACGACGAGACCACCATGTCCGAGATCAACAAAGACTGGTTTACCAACCGGCTGCGCGCGATCAAGCTATCCCAGCGCCAGCTCGCCAAGAAGATCGGCCTCGACCCGGCCGCCATGTCCTACACCTTCTCCGGCAAGCGCCGCATGACCATGCCAGAGGCCAAGGCCATCGCCGACGTGCTCATGGTGCAGGTCACCGAGGTGATGCGCCAAGCCGGGATCGAGGTGCTCGACGACGTGAAGAAGGTGCCGATCGCCGGCTACATCGGCACCGGATCCGCGGTGACGCTACTGCCCAAAGGAACCCACGACACGGTGATCGCGCCGGGTGACGTGCCGCACGGGACGTTCGCCTTGCAGCTTCGCATCCCGAACAACCCATACGACGGCTGGCTTGTGTTCGTCTCTGGCCAGCAGCAGCCGCCTAACGAGCTGCTCGATCGCTACGCCATCGTCGCCACCAGCGACGGCCAAATGTTGTCAGCCATGATCCGCCGCGGGTACAAGCAGAAGCTCCACAACCTGATGCTGCTGCCCGAAGGCACTGTCCTCGAGAACCGCGAGATCGCGTGGGGTGCCCGCGCCTTGTGGATCCAGCCATAGCCTGATCCTATCGAATCAGCATTTTCCATGAATAAATATTTTTTGATTCTGCGTGTTGCGATAACCGCAATATGGTGTAGAGTTCTGACTCATGGCAACCCGCCATTCAACTTAAAGGACTACCTACCATGAACGACCTAACTATCGAACAACTCGCTCAACAACTGGTCGCCGCTAAGGCTGCCGAGAACGCCGCCAACAAGCAGCGCGTCGCCATCGAAGAAAAGATCATTGAGCTGGTCGGCGCCCGCGAAGAAGGCAGCGCCACTACCGAACTAGCCAACGGACTCAAGCTCACCATCACCGGCAAGATGACCTACAAGGCTGACATGCCGACGCTGCTGACCATCTGCCAATCACTACCCGAAGCCATGCGCCCGATCAAGACCGAGGTGAAGCTCGACGAGACCGGCGCCAAGTGGCTGCGCAACAACGAACCAGAGACGTGGGCGCAGATCGCCCCGGCCATCACCATCACCCCAGCCAAGACTTCTGTCAGCGTGAAGGTGTAACCATGACCGACCACCACACCAAAACCCGCCAGCTCTACCTCGAGCGCATCCAAGCCCGTACCACTGTCCGCGATCTACTGCTGGTCGCCGCCTGCGGTGCTTTCCTCGGCTGGCTTTGCGCACAATTCATCTAACCGGAGAACCTATCATGTCATTCAACCTATCCAGCATCCAGCAAACACGCCGCATCCGTGCTCCGAAGATCGTTATCGTCGGCCCGGGCAAGATCGGCAAGACCACATTCGCTGCCAGTGCGCCAAGCTCTGTTGGCATTTTGACCGAGCAAGGCGCCGACGCGATCGAAGGCATGGCTTTCCCGTTGTGCCAATCGCTAGACGATGTCTATGCCGCAATCAATACGCTGCTAACCGAGGAGCACGACTTCCGCTACGTCTGGCTGGACAGCCTCGACTGGGCCGAGCCAATGCTGCAAGAGTATGTCTGCAAGGCAAACGGCTGGAAGAACATTGAGGCGCCGGGTTACGGCAAGGGCTACATTGCTGCCGCCGAGGAGTGGCGCAACGTGCTGGCAGGATTTGAAGCGTTGCGCAACGAGAAAGACATGGGAGTCATCTTAATCGCCCACGACAAGATCAAGCACCTTGAGTCACCGATGCACGACGGGTACGACCAGTACACGCTCAAGCTCAACGACAGGGCCACGGCGCTCGTCATGGAATGGGCTGACGTCATCGCCTTTGCCGGATACCGCATCATGACTCGCAATACCGAATCTGGCTTTGGCAACAAGCAAACCAAGGCAGTCAGCACCGGCGAACGGATCCTGCACGTGGAACCAAACCCAGCTCATTGTGGCGGCAACCGCTTTGGTTTGCAGAACATGCCGCTGGATTGGTCGACTTTTGCAAATGCACTAACGCAGGCGCACGGGTCGTAATCATGCCTAACGCCGTTGTTTACGATCTGACCGGACAGCGCTTCGGACGTTTAGTTGCTGTTGCGTACTCGAAGCCAAGCAAATGGATTTGCCTGTGCGACTGCGGTAACAAGGCAACCGTGTTGAGTTCTTTGCTGCGCAAAGGAGCAACAAAAAGCTGCGGATGTCTGCGTCGAGACAAAACGGTAGAGCAATGTAAATCGCGTACAAAGCACGGCATGTACAAAACACCAGAGTATCAAGCTTGGGCAAACATGCTGTATCGATGCACATCTCCGTCATGCCACGCGTGGGAATCTTATGGCGGCCGCGGAATTGCAGTTTGTGAACGATGGAAGTCGTTTGAAAACTTCTACGCCGACATGGGGCAGCGTCCGCACGGCACATCGCTGGATCGCATTGACAACAACGGCAACTACGAACCTAGTAATTGCGCATGGCGCACTTACAAGGAGCAACAAAACAACCGACGAACAAGCCGGGTAATTGAGTACAACGGTAAGCGAATGACCCTATCTCAATGGTCGCGTGAAACAGGAATCCCAATATCTACTTTGTTCGGAAGGTTGGAAACACACACATCAACAAATCAACTTTTTAATCAAACCAAAAGGAACTAATCATGGCACTAATTAACTTTTCAGCAGAATCAGTCGAACCGGCAGCCAGCTACGACGTGCTTCCAAAGGGTAAGTATACGGGCATGGCCATCAGCAGCGAACTCAAGCCAACCAAGTCCGGCACTGGCAGCTACCTGCAAGTCGTGTTCGAGATCATTGACGGCAAGTTCAAAGGACGCAAACTGTTCAGCAGAATGAACATTCATAACGTCAACAAGGTTGCCGAGGACATCGGCCAGCGCGAGCTGTCAGGCCTTTGCCACGCCGTCGGCGTCATGAATCTGGTTGATTCTGAACAACTCCACCAGATTCCGGTAACGCTCGACGTAAGCATCGAGGAAGGCAAGGACGGATACGAAGCACAAAACCGTATCCGCGGATTCTCTGCAGCTGGCACAGAAAAACCAACCAATGCCGCCGCCCCCGCCCCGGCCGCCCGCGAGTACGCCACGACATCGACCGGCGGCGCTCCCGCCCCGACTGCCGGCAAGCCGGTCTGGAAGAAGTGAGGACGATATGGCACTCGCAACGATACTGATACAAGACATGGACGACGGCGTCACGGACGTGCGCCTGATCGCCGAGCCACGCATCCAAGGCGGCGAGGAGGAGTTCACCACGGCGCAGCGCATGGCCGCGGTGGCACTGAACGCCATCCAAGGCGCGCTGGCAGAGGAGTCGCCGATCATCGCAGTCGGCAACGGCGGGAAGCTCTTTGTTCCCAACTAACCAACCCGGGGGCGCAAGCCCCCTTTCAAGCCCGCGCCTTGCGCCGATCAATTCTCATAACGAAAGGATCACGTGCCGTGGGAAGCATAAGCAGGGCGCGGACTTGAAAGGAGCAACACATGAAACTTCCAGAACCTATCCATCAACACAACACCGCCCAGGCGATCGTCAAGTGGTACGAAAAAACCGCTGACCAGGCACCGCGCCCGCACCTGGGGTGCTCGGAGATCGGCAAGCCCTGCGACCGTGCGCTTTGGTACGGCTTTCGCTGGTGCAGCGATCGCAAGTTCGACGGGCGCATGCTGCGCCTGTTCAACACCGGGGTGCGCGAGGAAGTCCGCTTTCTCGAGGAGCTGCGCGGGATCGGCGCGGAAGTCTATGACACCGACCCCGACACCGGGACGCAGCACCGCTTCTCTGCGCTCGGTGGCCACTTCGCCGGGAGCTGCGATGCCATCGGCCGCGGACTACCCGAGGCGCCAAAGACCTGGGCCGTGATCGAGTTCAAGACCCACGGCGACAAGTCGTTCGCCGAGCTGGTGAAGAAGGGCGTGTTCGGCCACAAGCCCGAGCACTACGCGCAGATGCAGATGTATATGGGCATGGCCGAACTCGACCGGGCGCTGTACGTGGCCTGCAACAAGAACACCGACGAGCTGTTTACCGAGTGGATTCACTTCGACCAGGATGCCTTTGACGGCCTGATGCAGCGCGCCGAGAAAATCATCAACGCCGTCGAGCCGCTCGAGCGCATGCACAATGATCCGTCGTTCTACCTGTGCAAGTGGTGCGACCATCATTCGATCTGCCACGGCGAGAAGGTGGCGCAGAAGAATTGCCGCACCTGCGTTTACGCTACCCCGGATGTTGAGACTGGCGCATGGTCGTGCGATAACCACAAGCGCACGCTGACCACCGAGGAGCAACCCTACGGCTGCCGCGAGCACCTGTTCATTCCGAGCCTGGTGCCCTACGCCAAGCCGCTCGACTCGGGCACCGGCTGGATCAAGTACCAGCACAAGGACGGCAGCATCTTCGCCAACGTGGCCGAGAACTGCGACCGCTCCGAGGAGAACATGACCAACGACATCACCGCCTGCTACACCAGCGCCGAGCTGGTGGTGACGGTGCCGCAACTCATCGGCGACCCCATGATCGCCGAGATCAAAGACGTGTTTCCGGGCGCCCGCGTGGCCAGCTCGAGCGACTGTCCATTCTAAAAACAGGAGACCACCATGAACCGCGCAACCTATCTGGACAAAGCAAAGCAGACCATCTGCCACGACCGGCAAGACATTCACGGCGCACCCGAGAATACGCACGAGCTGATCGCTGCCTACTGGTCGACCTACCTCACCCACGAGACCAGCCACCCGGTCGCGCTGGCCGCCGCCGATGTGGCCGTGATGATGACCTTGTTCAAAGTCGCCCGCATGCAGGCGAACTGGCAGCACAAGGACAACATCGTGGACGCCCTGGGTTATCTCGCAATCGCTGGCGAGCTGATCGACAACATCAACGGCAGCGAAGAACTGTTGAACGAGAAGTAACAAGACACCAATGAAACTACGCACCTACCAATCTGACGCCATTCAATCTATCTACCAATGGTTCGAGGCCGGCAAGCAGGCGCCGCTGATCGTCACCCCCACCGGCAGCGGCAAGTCGGTCATCCTCGCTGAGTTCATCCGCCGGGCCTGCACCGAGTTCCCTGATACTCACATACTTTGCGTCACTCACGTCAAGGAGCTGGTCGAACAGGATGCAAAGGCGATCAAGCGCGTCTGGCCGCACGCCAGCGTCGGGGTCTACTCGGCAGGCCTTGGCAAGCGCCAGTTGAAACCCATCACCGTCGCCTCGGTTCAGTCGATCTACAACAAGCCGCAATTCCACGGGCGCTTCGACCTCATCATTGTCGACGAGGCGCACCTGATCCCGCACAAGTCGGACGGCATGTACCGCAAACTGCTCGATTCGTGCCTTGCCGCCAACGAGCACACCAAGCTCATCGGCCTGACCGCTACGCCGTACCGGCTGGACTCCGGGCTGCTGCACGAGGGCGACGGCGCCCTGTTCGATGGCATCTCGTATGAGGCCAACGTAGCCGATCTGATCGAGCAGGGTTTCCTCTGCCGGCTGACCGCCCGCCACGGCGACAGCGTGGATCTGGACGGCGTGCGCACCGTAGCCGGGGAGTTCAACATCGCCCAGCTTGGCGAGCGCATGTCGGCGATCGAGCTGGTCGAACACCACGCGGATCTGATCGTGCAGCGCTGCGGTGATCGCAACGCGTGGCTGATCTTCTGCGTGACCGTCGAGCACGCCGCGCAAGTCTCGGCTGCCCTTACGCGCCGCGGCATCAGCTCGAGCTACGTCTCGGGCGACATGCCAAACGCCGAGCGCGACGGCAAGATCAACGCGTTCAAGTCGGGCGAGATCCGGGCGCTGGTCAACTGCGCCATTCTCACCACTGGATTCGATCACCCGCCAACCGACGCGGTCGTGATGCTGCGCCCGACCCTATCCCCGGGCTTGTATATCCAGATGGTCGGCCGGGGCTTGCGCCTGCACGAGAGCAAGACAGACTGCCTAGTCTTAGACTTCGGCGGCAATGTCCGCCGGCACGGTTTCATCGACAAAGTCGAGCCGCCTAAGAAGGGCAAGAAAACCGGCGAGCAGCAGGCGCCCGTGAAGGAGTGCGAGAAGTGCGGGCTGCTCGTGCCCATCATGACCAAGACCTGCCCGGACTGCGGCTTCACCTTCGAGGTGGCCGAGCGCGAGGCCGAGACGCTGCACCACACCGGCGCCATTCTGTCGACCGAGGTGCCGCCCGTGCGCATGAACGTGCAGAAGGTGATCTACTCGAAGCACACCAGCAAGTCGGGGATGCCAACCTTACGCGTAACTTACTACTGCGGCATCAAGTCGGTGGCCGAGTACATCTGCCTCGAGCACCAAGGCTACGCCCGCAGCAAGGCGCTGAACTGGTGGGGTCGCCGGGTCGCCCCGATGGAACCGGTGCCGCGCACGGTGGACGATGCGCTGGGCATGACCGATACGCTGGCCACACCTGGCGCCATCACGGTGAGCTTCGCGACCAAGTATCCCGAAATAAAAAACTATCACTTTGATGTTGCGGATTCCGCAACGGTATGATGTAATGACATTGTTCTAACAAAGGAGCTACCCATGAAACGACCTACCGCCCTACTGACCGCACTGCTATCGACCGCCGCTATCGCCGGGTCATTCGGTGATGTCTATGTTCGACCGAACTGCTACATCAACGGACAGCCGCAGTGGAGCAACTGCCCCCAGACACCGATCGAACCCGCCTACTACCGATCCACCGACCACCTGCGCTACCTGCCTGACAGGCCAAGCATGAACTACGGCAGCTATACCCAACCGACACCACTAAACACCTACGACACACCCAGCCGCTCAAGCTCGGGCGGCCTGTATGTCATCAACCCGATCGGAAACGGCAACGTGCACATCATGTCCTCCGACGGCACCCTGACCTCGTGCTCGAGCACCGCCTGCATCACACCTTAAAGGAGACCATCATGACCAAACCTATCATTGGACGTTTTTCAAACGAGCAGATTCACTTCACGCGCCGCACCAACTACCGGCGCAGCGACTTCGAGCAGGACATACCGCGCGCCACGCTGGCCGACGTGAAGTTCGCCCTGGCCGTGATCGCCGCCATTGTCATTGTCACCGTGGGAGTGCGCGCAGCATGAATTGGGTACTCATCGTCGTAATCGGCGCCAGCGTCTCTTTCCAATCATTCGACACACAAGCTTCGTGCGAAGCAGCACGAGCATGGATCAACCAGTATTCCCGCGCGCATCAAACTACCTGCGTCAGAAAGTGAGAACAACATGAACAAGAAGAACATCGCGCTGCCGCGCACCATCGTCGCCAAGGGCACCTACACCGGCGAGCGCAAGACACCGATTCGCCACGGTGCCCAGGTGCATGACCGCCTGCCGAGCCGTGTCGGCGACACGCTGCACTACCGCGATGGCACGAAAGCGCAGGTGAAGTGATGGACATGATCCTGCACGCGGCGCTGTTCAAAGGCTACTGGATACCGCCCACCTTCGGCGAGAAGCCTCGCTACGCGCCGCTGCGCACCGAGCGGCGCAAGCCGGTCAAAGACCTGCGCAAGCGCATCATCGACGCGATGATCGCACTGGGTGGACAGCGACTAAGCATCGCGCAGATCAGAGACCAGATCGACCTGGCGGACAGTCTGACCAGCCAGAACGTGCGGCATTACCTGCACGCGATGCAAAAGGAGAGCCTCGTCAAGCGCAACCGCAACACCAAGCCGCCCCGCCTCGGCGGCCAGGTTCCGAGCTTGTGGAGTCTGGTGCTATGAACTCGACTCAATACTGGATGAAGTTGAAGCTGCCGCTGGTGTTCGACAATCTGAACATGCAGCAGTTGACTGCGCTGCGCAAGATGGTGCAGCAGGCTTTCAATGAAGGGAAGAAGCATGCCGGTTGAGGATCATCCCGTCCACCCCTCGACCCGCAAGGGCGCGGACTTCCGCTACGGGTGCTGGAACCGCGGCGAATACGCCAGCGGCTACTACGCGCCCAATCGGGTGTACGGGTTCGACGGCGCCTTTAGCGTGGAGTTGAAGTGGGTGCGCTACACCATGAGCACGCCGTGCATCACCGCGCAAACGGGCTGGGCGGGGAGTGATCCGAACTGCGAAGGCTGCAAGCGGCGATTGACAGCGCCATCGCGCGTGTAGCAAAATGAAAAAGTAAGCCTGCTGTACAAAACGCCAGTCGCAAAATTCAGCGCATAACGTATTGGGAAAGCACGGTAAGTGTTTGATCTTAATACACATTATGCGGCGCATTTTGCACTGGCAATTCGCAACGTGTTGGGTTATTCTCACCGCCATGTACGAACTGTCCCGTGCCCTGACGCGCCGCCACGAAATCAACGACTTGGTTGACTGGTTCGGCATCACCGAAGTCGAGCGCCTTCATCACCGCCAACGACCAGTTCGTCGATCGCAACCACCCCACCGCCCGGCTGCTCGAGGAGAACTACCAGCTCAAGCGCCGCGCCGGATCGCGCCGTCGGTAGAAAAAAAGCCCGGCACACAGGCCGGGCAAAGACTCGCGGGAGACGGAGCGAGGAGTTAGTCGATAGGATTCGAGCGGTAGATCAGCGCGTCTTTGTTCTGGCTGCTATTGCTCGAGCCGAAGTAGAAGTTGACCACCGACCCCCACGCCGCGCCCAAGGCGCCGAGCATGATGAGCATGGCCTGCTGCTCGGTCGGGTGCAGGTGGCCGGTCATCATCCCAGCCAGGATGCCGAAGAACCCCAGCGTGATGATCGTGGCCAGCACCGCGGGGATCTTCGAGCGCGTCTCGCGCTGCAAGGCACGGGCGTCCTTGGTGTTCTCGACATCGAGCGCGGCGAGCGTCTCGAGGTTCTTGAACCCCAGTTCCTGCATGCGCAGTTGAAATTCCTGGTCGGCGTTTTTGAGCGCCAGGAGTTGATCGGGTGTCGCCCCGGCCAGTGTCGCGGCGAGTTGGTCGTCGCTGGCGTCCGAGCCTAAGCCAATGGCTTCGGCCACCACCTTGGTGGCTGCACCAGCGAGCGGGCCACCGAGCGCGGTGGCGATCCACGGGGCGACGGTGCCAACGATCTTCTTCCAGTCCATGTCCGCCCCCTTACATCTGCAACAGGGATGCGATGCGACGCGACCAGCCGCGCGCATTGGCCGGCCAGTTCGACAGGCCGGTCATAAACGCCAGGCGCCGGCCGATCATCTGCTGGCGCAGCACCGCGTGATTCGAGACAGCCACCGCGGATTTAGTCATCGGGCCGATCACCCCGTCGGCCTTCACACCGGCAGCAGCCTGCATCCACTTGATCGCCTGGCCGGGGCCGGAGTTGACCGCGGCATCGAATAGCGGGTAGCGGATCGACTCGGGCATCGCCTCGCACTGGCAGGCATCCCAGTATTGCTTGCGGTAGACCTGCTTGGCGAAGTTCAGCGTCAGATCCTGCATGCGCCCGGTGTAGCCGTTGGCGCGCGCGACCTTCTCGGTCACCCCGTACATCGTGGCGCCGCCGGGATCGTCCGATAGCGGCCGGTTGGAGAATCCACCCTCGTGGGTGATGAGCAGATCGAAGGCGGCGTCGAAGTTCATTTGTCCGCCTTTCGGTCGATCTTGTCGCTGATGATGTCGAGCTTTTTGAACAGCGCGCTGATGTGCGCGTTGAACTCGTCGCGGGTGACGTACTTGCCGGCCACGAGCGTCTCGATGCTGGCGACCTTCTCGGCGAGCTTGGTGTCCTGGCGCTTCAAGTCCTTGAGCTCCTCCCACACGACGTGCAGCAGGAAGCCGCCGAGAAATGCGGCCACGCCAAGGACTAGGTTGAACAGGGTTTGACCTTCGATTCCGTGCATGATGCGTCTTTCTGTACTTGGTTAGATTATCGCACCACTTGAGGCAGCGCGGCCACTTTGCATGGCCTTGTAGGGTTCGCCCCAACCGTTCTCATCGCCAATCATGGCGATCGGCGTTTTCGTCAATGGCATGTCTTTCCTTTCGGGGGATCGTGTTCGTCGATTCTCATCGTGGTGTTACTCCGGCAACACTATTGATTCAAGATAGGCCTGCATTTGAGCACCATCAACAAATCCAAATCGTTTGATTGGCCCGTTCTCCGCTGGATCTTCCATTAGTTCGTACTGATAGCGCTGCGTGACAACTCCATCATTGTTCTTTGACTCAACAACCTTGTGAGTGTCGTCGACCAACCCATCATCCTCATCGGATAGTATTTTGGTCACAACCCAGACATCCTTGAAGTTCAGTATGTCGAGCAAGAACAGGCGGGTCTGCTCTGGAAACTCGGCTGCGCAGTTGTCAAGATCGCTGCGACTGTTAATGTATTTTGGAAACCCTTTCATACGCACACTCCTTTTAGCGCCTGTATGTTAAGCGCAAGTCTTAAATTGTAGGTATTGGCCCACTTAAGCCAACCCTCTGTTGAAGCAATTGATGAGCGATACTGGTCAATGGTTATGCAAAACCGCTCGAGCATTTTCGGCAAACGCGCCATTCTCTTTTGCACTCGGCGCGCGGTGGCTTTACGCAGCAACACAACGTGCCTGAAATGCCGATAGCCCACAAAGTCAACACCCTGAGAAACCGGGAACACCGAAGCTCGAGAAAACTTAAGTTGCAGCTTGCGCGCCAAGAACTCCCGAATCCAATCAAGCAGCCGGTGCAGATGGCTTTTGTCATCGCCAAACAGCACGAAGTCATCGCAATAACGCAGATAGCCTTTGACTTTGTGCAGGTGCTTGACCGCCTGATCCAGCTCATTCATGTACAAATTGCCGAACCATTGGCTGGTGTAGTTCCCAATGGGCGTATTCTTGCCGCCAGGAAATGAGCGAACGATATTCTCAATGAGCGCTAGCGTTGGCTTGCATTTGATTTTGCGGCAAACAATCCGCATGAGAATGTCGTGGTCAATCGATGGATAGAACTTGCTTATGTCGGCCTTGAGGCAATAGCGATAACGGCGCACATGCGCCATGGTGAGCCGGCTGGCTTGATGCATGCCTCGCCCTTTGCGACACGCATACGAATCTTCAATCATGAGCCGATCCCAGATTGGCGAGACTATTTGCAGCAGCGCATGCTGGACAATGCGATCTGGCGCAAAGGGCAGCTTGTAGATGACGCGTTGCTTAGGCTCGTAGATGGTTTTGCTTGCGTAGCGCGATGTTTGATAGCCGCCGGTGCAAAGCATGCGTTGCAGTTTGAGCAAATTGGCCGCAAGGTTTTTTTCAAAGTGCAAAATGGACTGACGCCAACCCTTGCCTTTGCGCGCCTTGCGATAGGCTTCCAGCAAGTTGTCAGGATGCGTGATCGCATCCCATAGGTTCCCGTGACGTTTCATCGCAGGACTCCTGCACGGGCGTTCGGTTGCCCTACTAGCCCGTGCGGAGCGGTCGCTTGGTGTTTTGCCGTCAGCGCATTCACGCATCGTGACAAGGTGAGCGAGTCAGCCAGAGGACCGTGTGGCCCCGCGACTAAAGTATTGTCCTCTGTATCCGTGACTCCACGTGCCGAATTGTTGTCATTCAGATTGAGTGGCGAATTATTCCAATTCGAACTGCGTGAGCCGCATTTCGCACTGTTATTCCAATTGCCGCCCAAGATGCCGTGGCGCATACTCATTCACCCTTTCCTCTTGCGAGAAAACCTTAAAACCTAAACCGCGCTGGCTCCGCGACCCCACGCGCCGAAACGTCGCCAACCAGAGAGAGCGGCGAAAAATGCCAATACGAACCGCGAGAGCCGCAGATCGCACCGCTAACCCAATAGCCGCCCAAGAGGCCGCGCGCCGGAGCCGCGTAGTGCTGTCCGCCCACGCCAGAATCGTTTCCATCAAAAGCGTTTGCATAGCTCGCTGCTGTTTGGGTTCCGCCAATATCGCGACACCACTGCCA